GAATCGCCATACAGCTATGAAAGTAGCTCTTGGTGATCGTATTTCTGCTTCTCTTGTATGGAATATACTGCCTTGGACATGGATGTTCGACTGGTTTTCCGACTTAGGGTCATACCTAAGTTCAAGGGAAAACTCAGCTGGCTTCATGCCTGGTGCAGCATACATTATGCGGCAGTATGAGCGCGGTTCTGATCACTATGTCAAAATGTCTCCTTCTTTTAAGGGGACAGTTGAAGTTCCGGTTTTCCACCGGGTGAGCAAAACTCGCGTTCCTACAGTTTCCGCTAGTGTGACGGCCAGCATACCTATCCTTACGGCTAGGCAGGTTGGCATCCTCGCGTCTCTTGCAGTTTTGAAACTACTGTGAGAGATTGACTACCTCGAAAGGTAAATCTATGCTCACAGACCCTCAAGTTTTGACTGTTAATGCCGTGGCTAAATCTATGCCACGGCTTAACCAGGACGGTATCGTTAATGGTGCCATGTATCGCTACAAGGTTACCCTTGACGAATATACGACTACTATTAAACACACTGACGGTAAGATTACCGGTGGTGTATTTGGTGAGTCGCATACGGTCCGTGTCGCCTATAAATTGGCGGCTACGGCTACTGTTCCTGAATCGGTCGCATACGCAACTTTAAAGATTGAGAATGGTGATGGAATGGACCTTACTCAGGCCCGTTACCTCACCCTCGCTCTTTGTGCGTGGGCTACCAGTGCAACGATCGATCGCCTATTGATTGGCGAAAGCTGATCATTTAGACCCGGGGACTTGTCCCTGGGTCGGATCTACGTTGCCCTACTTTTGGGTTTGGATCAAGTGAGCTAGTAGGAAGGACCTAATGTCCACTCCACTAATTCAGCATGATTTACTTAAGGGAGGGATAGAGTCGCTTTACCGCGATCTCTATTCTCTGATTCCTCAAGCAAACTACAAGAGTATTAGTTGGGATCAAACTCAGCTAATGCGCCTTGCTTTGAGCAGAGGTCCACGGTTCTTAACCATCGACCTCCCGGAGTTTTGCAAACATTTCGATGCTTGCATAGACAACGGCTCTCTTACTCCTACTCAGGTTCCTGGGTTTTCAAGGCTCAGGACCAAGAGGGGAGGTGATGCGAGGCCCAGACTTCTCTGGGCGTTCACATCTCGAGTGTTCAAATTTGATGGTACTTTAAGGACTCTTCCTTGTACAGACTCCATCTTTGCAGTACGGTGTATTAGCCGTATTTTCGCAAAGTTCAAAGGAGAATGTGATGTTTCATATAAGTATGAAGCCATCAAAGAGTTCTATGGTGTTGAGGACGGAATGGGTTATCCCGATCTTGATTGGGATGATCCTTTCAGTCCTTATGGCCTGCACGAGTCTGACCTCAAAGTCGATCTCCTCCTCGGAGAAGAATCTGACTACGAAGTGCTTTCCCGTGTCGGTGGCTGGATCAGAGCTAGGGACCAGCTGCAGCGAGTCTTCGACTACGCTACGGCGAATCTTCAGCCCTTTGATCCGGCCTCCATCGAGTGCCGTCATGGACCCGGTGCCGTTTCAGACGGAAAACCGGGAAGGAGTAAGTACTCCTTCCCCATCTGGTCAGACAAATTAGAAGCCATATTTCCATACGATTTACACGCATCCACTTGTTATACACAAGATGGAGTTGTGCCTATCCACGGATATATGAACTCTAAGTTGATCTGTGTTCCAAAGACAATGAAAGGACCACGGCTTATTGCCGCTGAGCCGATCAGCAATCAATGGATACAGCAGGGCCTAGCCGCCTGGCTCGTTGATTCTTTTTCGCATTCCTTTGTACGGGATACGATTAAGATTAGCGACCAAGCCCA